AGAATTATTAACTAGAAGTTTTATCTTAAAACAAGGTGATACCATTAAAGTTCAAGCTGATCGTGCTGGTAATTTAACTGTTTATGCAAGTATCGTTGAGTATGGAAAAGGCGACTAATAAAGTCACGCCCATTAAAAAAGAACCCGAAGAATGGGAAGTACAGTGGCAACGCTGTAAGTCTTTGATTGAAAAAGCTATAGAATATCAAGACTCCTATACAATTGACGATGTAGAAGCTAAAATAAGGAATGGAATAGCCTTATTATGGCCAGGAAAAGAAACAGCTATTGTTACAGAATTTGTAGTTTTTCCTAATAAGAAAGTATTACACATTCTCTGCATAGCTGGTAAATACGAAGAAGTGGAAGAGATTTATAAAAGCATAGAAAACCACGCAAGAGAAATAGGTATAGATAAAATTACTGGAAGTGGTCGTAAAGGTTGGTTAAGAAAGGTTAAACATCTTGGATTTAAACAAGAATACATGATAAGCAAAGAATTATAGGATAAATATATGGCAGATCCAATAACAGCAATAGGAATAGGTTTAGGCGGTGCAGCAGCAGCCAAAGCCGCATTTGATCCAGAAACAGGAAAGCAAACTACACAAATAGATCCGGCTCAACAGGCCATGTATGAAGATCTTTATAGAAGATCCCAAGGCATAGCCGCACAACCATTTGTACCTTACACAGGCAAAAGAGTTGCTGGATTTTCTCCGGATCAACTTAGAGCCTTTGAAGCTACTCGTGGTATGTTTGAAGCTGGTCAACAATACGATCCGCTTGGAACACTTAGTCAGCTAGGTCAACAACCAACACCAGGTTTATTACAGGCAGATATTGGTGCATATCAATCACCTTATCAGCAACAAGTGATCGATCAAACTATGGCTGATATTCAGAGAGAATCTGATATTGCCCAACAACTAGCACAATCAAGAGCAATTAAAGCTGGTGCATTTGGTGGTTCTCGATCTGCTTTACTTGAAACTGAAGCAACCAGACCTTACATAGAACAAAAAGCAAGAACTTCAGCCGCATTAAGACAAGCTGGTTTTGAACAGGCACAAAGAGCCGCAGAATCAGACATTGAAAGACAGATGCGAGACAGGGCATTTCAAGCCGGTATCCAACAACAACTTTTAGGCGAACAATACAGAAGCCTTGGATTACTTGGTGGTATCGGTGGTCAACAACAACTCTTACAACAAAGAGCGTTGGATGTTCCTTACCAAGAATTTGGCAGAGCATTGGATTATCCAAAACAACAACTTGGTTTATTGGCTCAAGGTCTTAGCGGTCAACCTCAGTTTGGCCAAACATCTGGTTATCAACCATCTTCACTGGAAGGCGTAACATCTGCACTAAACATTCTTAGTTCTCCATTTATGCAAAGTGCTTTTAGTGGTCGTGGAACTGCTCCAGTTTCATCTGGGGTTAGCACGGGAACAGGTAGTCAAGGCTTAGATTATTTATTTACTTAATTATGGCAAATTCATTTCAAAAACTAGCAGACATTCTTAACATCGAAACCGCAAGACTATCCGGTGATCCTAGAAGATTACAAATTGCATCACAGATGCAAGAACAAAAAGAATTAAAACAAGCAACCGCACAGAGCGAGGCTGAGATCAACAAAGCGATTGACGAGTCTAACTTGCCTGAAAGTCAAAAGAGGTTGTTAAAGGCTTTAAGTCTAAGAGAGAAAGCTGCCTTGTTCCTAGAAACACAAAAGCCTGAAGAAGAAAAATATGCCAAAGGTGCAGATGATCTTCTTCGCTATACGACAGGTCCAAGAGCGGGTGAGCAAGTTTTTCCTGGAATGACAAAACCTATAAAAGAAATGACACCGGCAGAACAAATAAAAGCACAAGAAGCTGATGTTTTAAAAACTTTGAAAACTGTTCAAGAAGAAATTGAAGCTGGCACTAGAAAACTAGAACCGGATCAAACAATCATTGATTTCTTAGATGATTACGAAAAATTAATTCTTAAAAACTATATTGAAAGAGCACAGCAAGAAGATTCTTTGAGTGCTATTATTAATGCTTTTCAAGCTGGTTCCGGTCAGTCTCCTTTACAAATTACAGCAGTAGAATAATAGAGGGTAATTATGCCGGTCTATCAAATTAAAGATCCGAAAACAGGAAGGTCTTTAAAAGTCACAAGCAATCGACAACCAACTCCTCAAGAGGCTCTTGATATATTTGCAAAATATTCTCCGGAAAGAAAAGAGATGGACAAAGCCTTGTCTATGGGAATTGATCCATTTGGTTTAACTTCAGAACAGGCAACTCAAGCAGTTGAAGAAAAACAAAAATTAGATGTTCTTACTGGAGCAGAGCAAAAAGATAAAATTACCGAAGAACAATTAGTTAAAACTCCTGAGTGGATCAAGGCAGCTAAATCTGTATATAAATTAAATGAAGGTGATGATGCTCCTGGTTTAGATTCAGATAGAGAATATGCAAACTATGGTCTTAGATACATGGGTTGGTTTAACTATAACTTTCCTAAAATGGGCCTAGAAGCAACGCAAGTTCAGTATGGCACCGATGAGCAGAAACAAGAGTTTATTAATCTTATGGAAATGTACGATGAGAAGGCTCCAAGTGCTGCTGGTTTTGGCAGAGCAATAAAAGGCATAGCAACAGACCCTACAACTTTAGGCGGCATTGCCGCCTTTGGTTTAAAGTCTGCATCTAAAGAAGCTGTTAAAAAATCTATAAAAGAAGCATTAAAGGTTGGCACAAAAGAATCTATCAAAAAAGCCGGTCAAGAAGGATTTAAACATGGTTCTAAAGTTGGTGCTATCGAGGGTGCAATATATACTGCGGCAGATAACGCACTAAGACAGACAGCAAAAATAAATGCTGGTGTACAAAACGAATACAGTCTTGGTGAAATAGGCCAGGCATCTTTGTTGGGTGCTGGTGCGGGGGTTGCATTGGGCGGATCTTTTGGCGGGTTAGGAGCATATAAATCAGCCGGTGGAAAAATAAATCCGTTTACAAAAAAATCATTACAAGCCGGTGATGAAGATGTTGTTGTTCCAAATGAAATTAAACCTGAACAACCATTTAAAGACTTTGAAGATTTAGACCCAGAAATTAAAATAAGAAGTCCTTTGCAAAAACAAATTTATTCTTTTGTAAAAGAAAATCCACAAAGCGGTCTTGCTGATATCAAACAATATTTTAAAGAAGACTTTAACAAGATAAGAGATGCAGCAAATAATTTATATGAAAAAGGTTATTTAACTAGGCCAACTTCTCAAGAAAAATATTCTGTATCTACCCCAAAAATAAAAGAAACAGATCCATTTATCTTAAACGAGGATACTGGTTTAATTACCAGGAAAGTCAATACAGTTGATTACACTATAGCACCCACAGAAAATAATAAATTTGAAGTATTTAAAAGTGGCAAAAGAACTAAAAAAGAAATAGATGCAGAATTAGAAAATGTTTTTAAAAACAAAAAAGCTGAAAACCTTTCTAACAAACAAATTGATGTCATTAGAAATGACTTAACAAAAGAAACAATTAATAAACCTACAAGAATTTTTGATAATCTTGATGAGGCTAAAGACTATATAGAAACTATTTCTATCTCTAGGAATTTACCGCCTTTACTTCGGCCAGAAAAACTTATTGAGCCAAGAACAGCCAGGGATTATATTAGATCTTCTATTGATAAAGACTACTATGAGTTCGGAGAACTTACCGGTGCTATAGGAGATAGAAGAGGTCAAATACCAGTTTGGGCCAGGGCAAGAAAACCAAATGCTACACAGGCTTTGCGTGGTCAAGGCCAGGGAATTAGAGACAAAGATGAGATCTTTGAAAGAATGGCTGAAGATGGATTCTATCCTGGTAAAAGTCCTGGAGATGATATTCCTCAATCAATATATGATGATTTGGCAGAAGACAGAATTCACCCAGACGATCAGACTAAGTATGAACAAACAATACTAGAGAATCAAAGAAAAGAAGCAGACATTCAACTTTTACGAGATAATGATTTTGATGTAACCAAAATGACTGACGAACAGGTTGCTGAAGCATTGGATGATATTCAATCAGGCATGGTTCCACCCAAATGGATAAATGAACAAGCACCTGGGTTTGATGAGTTGTTGGAAAGAAGAACTTTTGCTAACGAATATTCTGAGCAGTTTGCCAGGGAGATAAGAGACAGACTTCCAGCAGAGGCAATAGAGCCAGACTTTACTCCGGCAATTACAACCAAAAACTATAAAGAATATTTAAGAATAGGTACTCAAGTTTTGGAAGACCTTAATATTCCTCTTAGTAAAAAAAGAATTACAGATCAAATTTTTGAAACTATTTCTTTATTAAATGTTAATGATGATATTGCAAAATCTTTTAATAAAGTTTTAGCAAGAAATAATTTGACAATCGATGAGTTTAATCAATTGGCCAGGTTTGGCATATCTGAAGATGCAAGAAGAATGAATCTTGCTGGTCAAGCCAAAAAAGCAATAGAGAAAAAAATGTCTAAAGAGGCGTTAGAGGTTTTAGATACTATGGTCGATGAAGCCAAAGACACATCTTTTGCGGCAAGATTAAAATATTTAAAAGAAATGGATAATCTTAGAAGAGGTTTATTGGTTACGCAGATAGGTACTGCGGTTAGAAACTTTTTATCGTTAAATCCAATTAGAACCGGTTTACATACAATGAGCAGATTGGTTAATGAAGCATTAAATGTAACCATCAATCCTGTAAGAGATTTGCTTGGGAAAGAGCAAGTGCCTGTTGATGTAAACAATATTATTGGTTTAGCAATGAATCTATCAGTCGATGTTAAGTCTGCAAAAAAAATTACAGACTGGGCAATAGAGCATTATCCAAAGCAAAAATATAATTTGTTTACCACTTATGCCTCAGAGGTTGCGGATGCTTCAACAAAAGACAATAAGGTTTTTAAATTTTTGCAAAAAGGTGTTGATGGTTTTAACTGGTTAAACAGAACACAAGAATATTATTTTAGAAGAGGAATGTTTGCCACGTCTTTGGCTGATAGTTTGAGAAAAAAAGGTTTAGATATTAAAAAAATAATTTCTGAAAATAATATAGATGCAATACCTGTTGAAGATATACAAAATGCAGTAAACGATGCACTAGATTACACCTACGCCTTAACACCCAAAGCTGTAAAAAAACGAAACAATATACACGATACTGGTAATTATATAGCTACTGAATTTATTAAATTAGCAAATATGATTCCGTTTGTTACAACTGCGGCATTGCCATTCCCAAGATTTATTGTAAATGCACTAAGGCATTTATTTGAGTATAGTCCTTTTGGCTTTACTACTTTGTTAAGTGAAAAAGAAATGGCAAGAATAGCAGCCGGTGATTTGAACCAACTTTCAAAAGCTGTTGTTGGATCTGCTATGCTTTTGGCTGCAATAGAAGCAAAAAGAAAAGGTTTTGGTGGAGAAAAATGGTATGAATTAAATGGAACTGACGGAACCACAATAGACACCAGGCCATTCTTTCCAATCTCAGCATATTTACTTGCAGCAGACCAGATAACAAGAATAGAAAGCGGCAGAAAGCCTCTTGAGGCAAGAGAATTATTAGAGGGAACAACTGGTTCTACTTTTAGATTTGGCGTAGGCTTACGAGTTGTAGATGATCTAATTGGAATTGTTGATGGAACCAGGGATGAAAAAAAATTAACTGAAAAATTACAATCATATGCTGGTGACATTGCATCTACATTTTTAACACCAATTAGGCAGTTTAATGATTTTGTTGATTCTCAAGGTTTGTTTCCAGAAGAACAAAAATTTAGAACTGCTGGTGATAATTCTTTCTGGGAGATTTTTCAAAAAAATATACCATTTTTAAGAGAAAAATTGCCATTAGCAGAATCACCAACTAGGGCAGAGGCACCAGGAAGGCCGCCAAGAGTAAGAATTCCAGGAACAAACATAACCATTCCAGGACCAGCCGCTAGACAATTGTTTGGTGTTCCTGTTATAGAGCCAAAAAATATTGCAGAAAAAGAATTAGATAGACTTGGTTTTAGCCGAAGAGAAATTGTTCCATATACTGGCGATAGAGTATTAGATCAAATTAGATACAAATATTATGGTCCAGTTATTGAGGCTAGATTAGAGCAAGTTATAACTAGTGATAAATACAAGGCATTAAGCAATCCCTTAAAATCAGAAATGTTAAGAAAAGAATTAACAAAGATTAGAGCTAATAAAACACTTAATCAATTTATTATGGCTGAGGGTGCTAAAGATAATAGATATGCAAAATATTTATATAGAAAATTACCAAAAAATATTAGAAGAGCAATAGCACAAGCAGGATACGAACTAGAATAAAATGCCCCAAGCAACAGAACGAGTTGGTCGTTTTGGTGAATATCTCACAGCAGCAATCCTCTCTCAAGTTTCTGACACAGTAACCATTGTTCCACACAACGCATCTGCGGACATTATCTTTGAACACAATTTAAAACTGTATAAGTGCCAAGTTAAAACTCAATCAAAGATAGAAGAACATAGAGGCAACTGGCGTTTTGATATGCGTAAAGGTCAACACTCAAAACACAGACAATATAAAAATAATGAGATAGATGTGTTTGCTTTTGTCGCTGTACCGCACAGGAATGTGGTGTTTTCTAAGCCTTTAGACCAAGCTCAATTAACCATCGTTGATGAACACATGAAGAACAATGATGCTGTTAAAAACATCATTGATATACTGGAAGACCTTAGTTAAAGACTTTCAATATCAAATATAACTTCTTGATCCTTGTAATGCTTAACGGAGTTAATTCCTACTTGTAGAAAATACTCCGCTAATGCTTGAGGATCTTTATTTTCCAATCCGGCTATATCAATAAGAGATCGTGCAATATATCTGTTTATATAAACAGGCGTATTGTTATTCCTCTCATTCATTACCGGATCTTCAAAATCAGATAAGTTCATTGCCATACTCCTATAAGGATTTTTTCAATAGTTCCTCTGGTATCTTATTACCATCACTATCTAACCCAAAAACTTTTTCAAGTTCCAGGTCTATGTAATGCTTGGCCTTAAAGAGATCTTCAACCTTATCGTGCTTATCTCTGGTCACAAGTTTAATTACATTCCCCAAACACCAACCAATGTTGTTAGCGATAATATAATCTATCGGCTCTATATTGGTCCCCTTATTGTAGTGATCTCCACCTACCTGGTTGTTGGAAGCCAAGCGATCTCTTGCTTGATCCCAATCCTGCGGTGTAGCTTTGTCTATTGACATAAATACTCCTTATTTTTAATAAATATTACCATTATTAGTAATATTGAGGTATTATAGGTGAAATCTGAGAAAAGGGAAATTTATGGAAATTAAAGATCTGAAAGAATTTGACATCACCAACACTATAGACGCTGACGAACTATCAAGAAGATGGGGAGTTAGCAAAAAAACAATAGACAATAAAAGATCAAAAGGAATGGGGCCTGGTTATTGGAAGATAACAGGAACTATTTTATATGATCTTGATGATGTTAAAAGAATAGAACAAGAGTCTTACATTTCCAACAATGCCTAGTAAACACGCACTACTATCCCCCTCAGCTTCAGACAAATGGACTGTCTGTCCTGGTATGCCTAAGTTGGCGGCACAAGTTCCGTACACTACAAGCATCCCGGCTGTGACTGGTACCTTGGTTCACCAAATGTCTGAGATATTAATGAAAGGCCACTTAGATGGTGATATATCTTTAGAAGATTATTGGCTTGGCAAGGTTGAGATGGTTGAAGACTTTGAGATAGAGATAGATCAGGAGATGATTGATTGTGCAAAGATCTATACAGACTATGTGGAGGCAAGAACAAAAGAACTTAATGGTAAATTGTTAATTGAAGAACAAGTTTCAATGGAAGAGATAAGTGAAAACATATGGGGTACTGCTGATGCAATCATACTCTCAGAGGGTCGCATATGTGTAATAGATTTAAAGTCTGGTAGATGGCAAGTCTCACCGGAATATAACAAACAGCTAATGATCTATGGCCTGGGTGCATTAACCAGGTATGGCAATGCTGAAACAATCATGGAACTAACGATAGTTCAACCTAGAGGAGTAAAGAAAGAACGGGCGGTTAAGACATGGGAAACCACCGGAGAAAATCTTGCTAACTGGGGATTCGATTTTCTGAAACCACGGGCGGATGCTTGTATGGATGAAAACCCTAAATATGTATTTGGGGATCATTGCAAATTCTGTAATGGACGCAGTCTTTGTGAAACTTTTAAACTTAATACGGGAGAAAAATAATGTCTGAAGAAAAAAAAGAACTAACCTTTACCTTTGATGAAGATGGTAAAGAATATAAGGTAGAAGACTTATCAGATGAAAATAAGATTCTATATAACAAAGTAACTCTTGTTAATCAACAAAGACAAGAAGTTATCGCTAATGCTAACTTTGAAGTTGAGAAGTTAGAGATACTTGCCAAACATTACAGCAACGCTTTAAAACAGGCTGTTGAAGGTGATGATACTGAAGTTGAGGTGGTTGAATGAGTCTAGCTGATATTAGAACTAAGTCTAAAAAGAAACCACCAAGATTTGTATTGTATGGTGGTCCTGGTATTGGTAAGACAACCTTTGGTGCGTCTATGCCAAATCCAATCTTTATTCTTACAGAAGACGGTATGGGGAGCATTGATGCACAACAATTTCCGTTGTGTCCGGCTTTTGATAAAGAAAAAGAACATGATAAGGACGTAAACCTTGGTGTCTTGCAGAGATTAAGAGAATTAATAAATGAAGATCACGACTACAAAACAGTGGTTATTGATTCTTTGGATTGGCTTGAACCATTGATATGGGATAAGGCTTGTCAAGACAATGGATGGAAATCCGTTGAACAGCCAGGATACGGAAAGGGGTATGTAGAGGTGCTTAAATACTGGCGTCAGTACATAGATCTGTTAAATATCTTGCGTGAAGATAAAGGTATGATTATTCTGCAAATTGCACATAATCAGATCAAAAGATTTGAGTCTCCAGAGATAGAAGCTTTTGACCGCCATGAACTTAAGCTTCACCGAAAAAGTGCCGATTTGATTTTAGAACACAGTGATTGTTGTTTCTTTGCAAACTACAAACTTGGAACTATGAAGGTCCAGGGGAAGGGTGGAACAATGACAACAAAAGCGGTGTCTGGTGATGTGGTTGCTTACTGTCGTGAGAAACCTGCCTATCTTGCAAAAAATAGGTACGCATTACCGGATGTTCTTCCCTTCTCATGGCCGGAAATTAGAAAGGCTATGTTGGGGGAAGATAAAGGTGAGTAAGTTGGGGGAAGTCGAAAGAACAAAGCGTGTTATGGCTAAGATCCAAAAGTTATTAAATCCTTTGATTGATAGCATGGATCCGGATAACAACGATTTGCCTCTCGATGGCTTACATCAACTTATTTGTATTAACCAAGACTGTGAAGAGTTCGTGGAATATATCTCGGACTATCACAGCTACGATCCAGGATAAGGAGTAACAATATGGATTTAAGTATGAAAAAGGCTCAGGCCGAAAGAAGTATCTTAGAAGAACTCGAACCAGGCACATATGATTTTGAATGTGTTAAGGAAGAGACGATTCTAGGCAAGAATGGATGGGAAGCTCTTAAGCTTTTATTTAGGGTTGTTGATAAACCAAACTTTATGATTGGTCATTCTTTTTGCACAGACCATGATACAAGTGAAGATGCGATTAATCTTGGCTTATCATCATTACACGCAATGTCTATTGCTGGTGGATTTCCGGATGGTTTTCCAGACGAAAGTGCTGATTTGGTTGGCATAAGAGTAAGAGCAAATGCCATCAAAGATGCAAAAGGCTACATTGCTATTGATGATATGAAAGGCAAGGGGTGGTTTCCACCTAAGTCAACAAAAGAAGTAAAGGTGGATGAGCCTGTTTCCAACAGTCAAGTCGAAGAGAACATTCCATTTTAACTTTTTAGAATCAGATAGGCCCTCACTATGCGGTTGCTGTGGCGATCCAGTAGGGCCTCTTCTGGTCGAGGTTGATGGTAAATGGTTTGGAGCCTGTAGCATGGAACATCAAGAAGAGATTAAGAAAGGTAATAGATCGCCCAAGGTGGCACAAGTATCTAGGGCCGGTGTTCTTCATGCTAAATCTAAACTGAAAGAAAGATATAAGGAATTTTCTGTTAAAAATAAAAGTTGGGCGTTTCGTGATTGGAGTGAGGACGATAGGGTCAATTTTTTTGAGAGTTATACCAGGGAATATTTAAAACACGCCAACGAAAGGGCAAGGAATGGGGTAGATGGATCTTACGAAATACAAGATAAGACACGGACTGAATAAAGATAAGAGTTATTTAGAAAAAAACAGAGGCAATGAAGCTGATCTTATTGCAGAAATGCAAACAATAGGATTAAATGTCGGCTTTTTAAATACAAGTGGGGATCTAGTAAGGATCCCAGTACAAGCAACTCCGGGAGTGAGGCCGGATAAAGGTAATGAAAAATCGGGTTGGTATGTTATTAATGTTGTTCATAATCACATATTCGCAACTTACGGAAATTGGAGAACGGGGTCGGAATACAAATGGAGTTCTGTCCAGATCAATACACTTACTCCAAATGAAAGACAAAATCTACAGTTAAAGATGCAACAGGCCCAGGAAGAGGCCAAGAAACAAAAGCTACAAAGATATGAGGAAGTCGCAAAAGATTGTCAGAATCGTTTTCAAACTTACTCAGAGGTTATCAAGCATCCTTACCTGGAAGCTAAACAAATCAAAAGTTATTCTTTAAAACTGCACAATAAATCTTTGGTCGTGCCTATCTACAATGTAGATGGTGAAATTAGATCTTTACAATTTATCCAGGAAGATGGATCTAAAAGGTTTGTATCGGCCGGACAAGTCAAGGGTAATATCTTTTTAATTGGTACAGATTTCAATTCTTTAAATAAAGTTCAATCCTTGGTTGTTGTTGAAGGCATGGCTACAGGTGTAAGCGTATGGGATGCAACACAAATACCCGTGGCTTGTGTTTTTTCAGCTAACTTTGGTAATGATGCAGTAGAAAACATAAGAAAAAAGACGGACGCCAGGATCTATTTAGCCTTTGATAACGATAAAACTGATATTGGTCGCAAGAAAGCGGAAGAGATAGCCACCAGATATTACAATTGTTTGGTTAGAATCCCATCCATTGAGGGTGATTTCAATGACTTGGCTATTAAACAAGGCCTAGATGCAGTTAAGTTAGAGATAAGCGATCAAGGTTTAGGGATAAGAAGTTTCTCCATTAAACAATTAAAAGGTGAACCACCGCCTCGTTCCTGGTTGGTTGAAGGGTTGTTAGAAAAATCTAAACCTAGTTTATTGGCGGCAGTCGGTGGTGTTGGTAAAAGTATGTTGGCCTTAGACTTAGCGATCAAAGTATCACAAGGGCAAGGCACCTGGTTAAATAAACCAATTAAAAATGCTGGTAATGTTCTTATGCTGATGGCAGAGGATGATAGAAGCGAAGTCTTCAGAAGGACCAAAGCGTTAGATAAAGGCGATAAAAGATTTGATGCAGAGTATGACGTTTTTGCCTATACAGTTCCAGATGCACCTAAACCATTAATATTATTAAAAGATGATGCCAGGGGATTAGATCTAACACCCGAGGCCCATGAGTTAATCAATGAGATCTCAACGATTCCAGATTTATCTCTGGTTGTGATAGATCCAATACAATCTTTTGTTGCAGCACCTATTACAACAAGCCAGGAAGCGGCTCAATTGTATTGTCAGTTCTGTTCTTCCATTGCATCAAAGTTTGAGTGTTCCGTTTTATCTATTCATCATATGAGCAAAGCCGGATTGCAGACCCAGGAATCAAGTTGGGATAGCAGGTCCTCGATAAGAGGCTCCGCGGCTATCGTTGATGGGATGAGGATGGCCGCCACAATATCTTTGGCAGATGAAAAGACTGCGGAAAATATTTGTGCGGATGAGGGATTAGAGTTTGATAGAACCAGGGTCGTTAACTTCCAGGTGGTTAAAGCTAACTCTAGCGAAATGGATACCAATGCCATGACATTGATAAGGCGTGAGGCAGTCCTGGAAGTCTATGAAAAGAAAAACATTAACTTTGATTTTTAATATGAGTAAAGGAGGAATATATGATTAATTACCCATGCGGATGGTTTGATGTAGAACAATTACCAGGGGGCAGTCGTGAGCGGGAAAGGAGATAAGCCAAGACCTGGAACTTACTCGCAAGAGTATCGAGATAATTGGGATCGAATATTTAACAAGAAAAAGAAAAAGGAAAATAAAAATGCTAGTAAAGATTCAAGCAAGTGATAAAGAAGTACAGTTAATTATTAATGCGTTAGCAGAACATGGTAAACCATTAATCAAAAAGGCCAAGCCAACCATGGAAGATAAGCGAAACCTTAAATCGATTGAGAATATTATTCATCAATTAGCATTCGGGAATCACAAGTAATAATGTTAAACTTTGATTGTGCAATCGGGATTCTACTCTCCTTAATTAATGATGAGAATTGCCCCGGCTCTACCCCCCTAAGAGGGGCAATTTCTCTATGCCTGGTTGCACAATCTTCTCGTTTAATGGCACTAGTAGTACCATACTATGGCACTAGTAGTACCCTTCATAGGTACTAGATGTACCATATATCCCAAACAAGACAAATAGGAAGGCCCCTGGAAGGGCCTCCCTATATTCAGCGAGTGTATGAATGAGCGATCAGTTCTGGTGGATTGAAAATTCTATCCCGGATAAAGAGAGTGAATCCGGATGCGTACGTGCGTCCGTGCTGAGTAAGTATAAGAGTTATTCGAAACTGAAAGCGTGCGTGTGGAAGTGGTTTCGTTCCCGTGCGGGAGATACATCCCTGCGTCCGGCGACCAAACTCGTTTTATGGGCGATCTGCGAAAGGCATAGGATCGATACATTCAGTTCGCATGATGCCTATGTTTATTATGGCAAGATGACCGGGTTGAATAGGCGTACAGTCGGGCGTTGCGTGGATGAGTTGGTCGAGGCGGGGATCTTATGGATTGCGGTCGAGGGTGAGCGTAGGATCGTTAGACAAGCGAAACCGGGCGTGCGGAAACATTTGTTGTTGGTCGGCCTGGGCGTCGTAATGATCGAAGAATTGTCTGAGCAAGGGGATCGCTGAAAGTATAGTTCTCGGCCTGTTGTAGGATGGCCGGATCGATTGGGTATTCGTCGTATCCGTTCGTGCAGATGCATAGGTGGGGATCTTCGTTCGTGCGTGGGGATTTATCGTTCGTGCGTTGCATGGTTAAATATTAAAGGTGGGGCGAGATGCGTACAAGGGGATTGGAGAAAAACCCTAAACATTCGCCCCGGGTATTGATTATCTATCCATCCAGTGGTTGGCTACCGCATAAAGAATGATAACTGCGATAAGCCATATAAGAAAACCAATACCGAAGATGTAGCCGAGAATCTCAATCATTGAATGATTCCTGGATAACGATATCTTTCTTGCGTTTATCCTTGAAAGTTTTTATTACCTTTCCGCACGGGTGCGTTAATAACCAGGATTCTTCCGGATCTGAGAAATCGTGCATCATGCTGGGGGTGTTCTCCCGTTCGGTGTTGAGCAATCGCCTGGCCTCCTCTATCATTTCTTTATGCTGTGTCATTTTCGTTCACCCATAATTGTTGTAATTTTTCGTTTACTCTTTGCATAGATGCTAAAGGCATCAATGCCCCCACAAGTAAATCATATTCTTTATCTTTTAAACAATTTCTAATCCAATGATCGTTCAAAGATTCATATTGATCCATTGCTTCGCTTAACTCGTTTAAAGCTTCGTTAAGTTTTTCTTTTTCGTTAATATTCATTTTCTACCTCTCTTTTTAGTTTTGTTTTATCATTCCAAGACCTATGCAAAGTCTTTGGCTCAAATCCTAATGGCTGATCTTGAAATATGTGAACTATTTGCTCTTCCGTTGAGTTATCAAGATAAACGGTTATATGTCCCATAGTTATAAATGCGCTATGTGGTGAGCGCTGATCTATATAAAAATCATGCCATCCCATTTTCTCTGCTAGTTCTTTTCTTTGTTTTTTATTTAATGGTTTCATGCTTCCCCCTTGTCTATCCAGGTAAAAGTATTTTCATTGTTATATTTTGATGCGGTCCAAATCTTTTTACCATGTTTGAAAAAAATATCAGCAATCTCCCAATCAGATAAATCATCAATTGAGTAATTCCAATAATCAAAATATGAATCGGGTAATTCATATTCAGTTCTTACAATTTCATTGACAACAATTTTCATAGTTCCCCCTCGTTTAAGTTAATTGTTGAAACAATTTCTACATCTGTAGTATGTGCGTCAGCAGAATCAGGGCCGTGCGTTTCGGCTATTTTTTCCGCATCTTCTTTGCTATCAGCATCAATGGTTAAATAGTGAGTTTCAATCACCTCTAGTTTTACTTCGTATTTCATGCTTCCCCCTTGGTTAATTCAATTAATTTATCCTGGTTAAAGATTAATACCTGGTGAATCTTGTTAATCTTTTCCAGGGCGGTTTCAATAGATGGTTCACCCGTGGTGATATCTTCCTTTAGATCCAGGGCGGTATAACTTAGGTCCGCCAAGTCCTGGATGACTTCGTTTAATGTATCGTTCATTTTTTCTTTTCCTCGGTTGATTGAATTATTATTGGGTTGCTAGTTGATGCCATAAAAGATGTTTTACCTATTCCGCCTTTGCCATAAAGAACAAATTTTGGTGGCTTGTTTTTAATGCCCGGGCAATTCATCCATCTGTCGGAATCACTCGGTGAAAATGTTGCGTGGTTTTTCTTATTAGTCATTATATTTACTCCTTATTAAAATAATGATGGTTGGTTTGCCTTCGCCCCTGGTTTCGTCAGAGGCTCAGAGTTAAAAGTTTTTATATTCTTGATAGTTTCATCCTGTTTAATGCTTTCCGTTGCGTGTGGCTCATGTGAGACGCTAGAAAATAGATCATCTTCCAGGTTGTTGGGATCATTTTCCCCGTTCTGTTCATAAAACCAAGTTATGGCCTGGTCCATGTTGAAGTTATCCGGGAAGTGGCAAAAGTGCGACCGGTACCCGGTGGGGGTTAGTGGGATCGGGTGATCGTCCAGGGTTTGCACTTCTATATGGTCGGTGCTGTCAAAGTAGTTCCAGGTGATAGTTATATCAACGGGAATACCTCGGTAATTAATCCGGGTTGTTTCCTCGATAGGTTTTGTTTTTCTGTTTAACATATCAATACCCCCTTTTTAGAAACAAATCCTAAAACGCTTTTTTGGTTGCATCTTAGAATCCACCAATCCCCGGAACTGTTATTTTTAAAATCCACTAATTCTTTGGTAGAGGTTGCCGGATTCGGTTGCTCTAACTCGCCAACCAATCCCAGGACATCCCGGGCATGGCAGTTGTATTTATATTTTGCTTGTTCAAAATTCATGTTTTCACCCTCGCTATAAAACAATCTAAATGACCGTCCTTGATTAATCTTTTTTGTTTATCCAGGCACTTGCTCAGATCCTGGGACCGCATCACAACGACCGGCCCCAGGATTTCATTTTCAATTATTACCTCGTACATCAAGACCACCTCTCATATTCTAGGAACTGATCGCAGACATTCCAGGACTCGGAATCTTTAGGAACCAGGACATGGGCACCGTCAAACCAATCCATGTACCAATATTCAATAATATCAATTTCTTTATCTTGGGTGACATAAATTCTGAACTCGTCAGATGGTCCGCCCCAGGATAACTGAAAGCGATAATATCCGGCCTCTCTGCCCTCGCCCTCGACATAATCCCAGGATAAGGCGGTTTGATTTGCATAATCAAATAGATCGTCATACTCGTGGAAATAGTCTCCTCGGTTTTTGTCTAAAACTTCTAGGGCAATTCGTTGGCCCTCGGTTGCGTCCTGGTATTCCTCGAAAAACTCCCGGGCCAATTTATAATCGGCCTCGGTGTTGTTGAATTTTTCCTGGACTAAATCCTGGCATGTTGGTTGTTGGTTTGTGTTTATCATTTTTTACCCCCTGTTAAATGTTTTGGTTGAATTTACTGTTTCAATGGTTGCATGAGAAAAACAGGCAAACTGATTATCTTCATTCATAAAAACATCACCAAGTTTTCTCAAGTAATAAGAACGATTAAAAAGGTTGGCTAAAATATAGCCTCTAATCATTCTATAGAATCTGCCTTCCATGACATCAAAAACCATTCCGGTATCGTCCCAATAAATCAATCTTAGGTTTATCATTTGATCACCGCCATTGTTTTTCTGTTATGCAAAATAACACCGGCAGTAAATAGTTTCTGATATAAATTATCTGCCTGGTCTTTTGTTAGATCACTTATGCCGCAAGTTGTTTCCTCCCAGTTTGATTCCGCAACATCTGTGCATGTGTCTAATTCTAAAAGACGCATTAAGGCGTCTATTTCATTGATACTAAGTTTTATATTCATTCTTTTTATCTCCTTAAAATGCCCAGGTATTCCCCAGGTTTCTTGATTCTCTCATAGGTAATATAAGAATGTCAACTTATTTATAAAAAAGATGATTATGTTCCTCAATACTGCATTAAAATAAACCATGCCAAAGAAACCAGGACGAAAAAAAATAACCCTTGATGATCCGGATACTCTGAACAAAATAATTGCTCTTGGATCCCAGGGCCTAACCTCGGGCCAAATTGCTCGTTGTCTTGGTGTCTCCTGGTCAACCATTGATAGACGCAGAAAAGAAAATGCGGAAATTGAGGAAGCTATAAAAAAAGGGGAAGCATTAGGCGTAGAAAAAATAAGTAATGCATTAATGACTTCCGCAAGGGATGGCAACGTCACTGCACAAATATTCTACTTAAAGAACCGGGCCCCGGATCAATGGGCAGACAGACAAGAAGTAAATCATAACCTGGACCTGGCCGGGATCTTATCGAACGCAAACTCCAGGATCCTCGACGTACGCCCGGACGAACCAACGGAACAACTCAACCTCCAGGACGCACGGGAACGAACGGAAGCAAACGTACGTACGAACGCCCAAGAAGGCCAGGACGACTATATAGACAATTCGGACGGGGTTTCCTCTTAGTGGCTCCCCTTTTCTCCCCAATGACGCTTAGAGAATCTAGGCCCCGTCCGTTCGCAGATGCGTCCGTTTGTGTAATAAATAGAGGATTAACGATTTGACCCCCCCCTTTCGTGCGTGGGGGGGCGTATATACGTATAACTGTTGAACTAAAATTTTTTAATTTTTTTGAAATATGAAATATCCAATTAAACAAGAAAGAGAATTAATGACCGCAGTTTGGTCACTTAACATCAAAGATGATCCATTAAACTTTGTTAAATTTGTCTTCCCCTGGGGTGAAAAGGACACCCCCCTCGAACATTTTACTGGTCCACGCAAGTGGCAGGAAAAAATTTTGCGAGATATTGGAAACCATATTAGAAAAAACGAAACCATTGATTTACCAGAGATGTTTAGATTGGCAGTTGGTTCAGGCCGGGGTATTGGAAAGTCTGCATTAGTCTCCTGGATTATTTTATGGATGCTTTCTACCAGGTTAGGAGCAACCATTATTGTTACAGCTAACACAGAACAACAGCTTAGAACTAGAACCTGGGCGGAATTAGGTAAATGGCTAACTTTATCCATAAATTCTCATTGGTTTAACAAGACTGCTACCGCAATAAAACCAGCACAATGGTTTGAAACTGCTCTAGTAGACGATCTCAAGATTGATACTGGTTACTATTACGCACAAGCACAGCTATGGAGCGAAGAAAACCCGGATGCGTTCGCTGGTATTCACTCATCATACGGAGTTTGTTTAATCATGGACGAGGCTTCAGGTATACCAGCACCCATATATTCCGTATCCGAAGGATTTTTTTCCGAACCCACGAAAAATCGCTTTTGGTTTACCTTCTCTAACCCACGCAGGAACTCAGGACCTTTCTACGATTCCTTTCACTCTAAACGCAAGTTCTGGAAAACCGAACAAATAGACTCCCGCACAGTCGAGGGTACGGACAAAGAACTCTTCCAACGCATGATCGAACAATACGGAGAAGATTCTACTGTTGCCAGGGTTGAAGTTATGGGCGAATTTCCGTCCGCAGACGATGATACTGTCATACCGATGGAACTTGTCCGCACAGCCATGGGAAGAGACGTGGCTCTCACCGCATCTGAACCTATTTTATGGGGATTAGATGTTGCAAGGTTTGGCGGTGATAATTCTGCTTTGTGCGTACGCCAGGGAAATACTGTTTTTGAAATTATTACTTTTCCGTCCATGGATTTAATGCAATTGTGCGGAGCGGTAAAAAATAGATTTGACGATGCTACTGTCATGGAGCAACCGCAAGAAATATTAATTGATGTGATTGGTTTAGGATCCGGAGTGGTTGATCGTTTGCGTGAGCAAAACCTTCCCGTGCGTGGCGTAAATGTTGCCGAAGCACCGAGTACCAAAAAAAATTATTTGAATCTTCGTGCGGAACTATGGTTTGCAGTTAAAGACTGGTTGGCCCAAAGAGATTGTCGTTTACCAGAGGATGATGAATTAGCATCTGAACTTGCATCACCACAATACAAATATACTTCTAGCGGAAAAGTAAAAATAGAATCGAAAGATGAAATGCGAAAACGTGGCATAAAATCTCCGGACAAAGCAGATGCACTTGCATTGACCATGGCAAGTTCTGCCGCAAGTTTTAGTGGAAGCGAGAGTTATTTCGGTTATAATTTCAAAAAACCTTTAAAATCTCGAATCATTCGAGTGGGATAGTTTTACATGGCAAAAGATTACGAAGACAAAATGGAAGATGTGGTTA